CGTACCCGGGAACTGGTAATCCACCAGCCAGCGCACCACGCCGTTCTCGCTGTTGAGTGCCTCGCTCAGCGCGTCGGCGTCGGCCTTGACCAGGTCGCCACGCACGTCCGCCTGGGCGTCCTGGTTGCCGAGCGCGCCGGGTGTCCCTTCCGTGGTGGCGGTCTGGCCGAGGATCACAACGGTCATGGCCCCGTCCATGTGCTCCACCAGATCCTTATAGGTGGTGATGGAGCCACTGCGGGCCGCCTCCAGGAGCGACAGTTTCATCCCCTGGGGGTGAATGACGCTATTGTTTGAATGGACCGCCTGAGCAGCCGAGAGGAGCTTGCTCTGCTGCTCCTCTGTAGCACCGGAGGGGTATTCACCGACTGCGGTCGGTCCGGCGAACTTGTCGCAGAACATGAGCCAGAACTTGATACCGTTCTTCTTGAACCACCAGGGCCAGTACAACTCCCGGCCCAGGCCCACGCCGTAGGGAGTTTCCACCTCGTCGCCGAAGGTGACGTGCTGGAACTTCCGGAGCGGCAAGCCGTCCCTGACGCTGACGTTCTCGCCCATGGGGTTGTCGCGGGTGATGAGCAGGATGTTTCCCTCCAGGTCGAAGCGGAAGCGGCGCTGGTTCCGGTGGCGCATGTCCTTGATGAACACATCACCCTCGCTGTAATCCCACATCACTTCTGACAAAGCGAATCCCTTGAGGGTGCCTCCGCGCAACAGAGCCCGGCGGGCGCGGTCGAAGGGAAAGCCGAGGAATACCTGCTTCACGTATTCCGCGCGCCGCATGTCCTCGGCCTTGTCCGAGTAAGGGGTAACTTCCCATTCCCGGCCGATTACCGCCAGAGCACGGGTTCGCAGCGAAGGGCCGATGCGATCGTCCCGGCTCATGTCGTCATAGACGGTGATGTCGCCGCCGCACTCCAGGGCAAGCACCTTGTCCGGGTTGGCCAGGTGTGTCATGAACCCCTGGAAGATGTCGAAATCGGTTGCCGCGCTGGCTATCTCGTCGGTTATGGGTTTGTGCTTTTCAGCCATGTCAGGTCCTCATGTAATTGTTCATCGCTCCGCCGTAGCCCGGCCGGAGCGGGCCGGCGGTCTTGAATTCGATGGGGATGAAAACCCGCTTGTTGAGCGCGGCGTATTCCCCCATGACAAGGGAGATCGCGAAGTCGCCGTGACGGAACAGTTCGGGGTCCTTCAAGTCTTTACGCTCGACCTTGGGGACCATCGGGATACCGTCAATCTCCTCAACGGCGCGCAGGTCGTTTTCCAGTTGGAGGTCGCGTGGTATGTCGTAATTGTCATCCTCGAACCCCCGGACCATCTTGGGCATCCAGGCGCCGTACCACTGGCGGCTGAGGTTGATCTCGTGGATCATGGAGATCGGCCCGTCTCCGGTCTGGATGCGGTAGCGGCCCGCGGTGAACTCAGCCAGAGTCTGGCCGGGACCGGTGGCGTCCATGGCGCCGCCGCGGAAATTCGGCAGGGCGTCGATCGTGGCCCAGAGGATCTGTTCCTGCTGGCGGGTGGGGACGTTGTAGAGCTCGATGACGAATGGTGCGACGCGGGTCAGGTTGCTGGTGATCTCCAGAGGGGTGATGACGGAGCAATGGCGATGCCGGGCGAAGTCCTGGCCGAAGACGTGTTCCAGTCTCGGGTCGAGGAGTTTGAAGAGTGGTTTAAGGTTCTTCTGGATCCATTCGGCCCCCCACTTTTCGCGGTACTCTTCTGACTTATGGGCAAAGTCGTCGTCGCAGACGAGGCGGATGATGGGGCGCTCTTCCCGCATGGCCCGCTCGATCCAGACGCCGGGGATGCAGACGCCGCCGCCGTCGCGGGGGATGACGTCCAGCTCTTCGCGCATGGCGGCCTTGCGGGGACCGTATGCGGAGCGGATGCGGGTGTACCACTTTTGCTTTCCTTCAGGGGTCGGGGTCTCCCCCTTCATGAGGCAGACCCGTTCATAAAGCCCGTTCTCGACGGCCTGGTCGAAGGTGACCTTGTATACTTTAGCGTCTTCACCGTAGAGCCCCTTCTCAATGTCGCTGCAGAACTGGGTAAAGGGGTTCTTTTTCCCGTTGAGGGAACTGATAGCGACGATCTTGCCGCCCCAGATCAGGAGCGCGGTGGCGGCGTCGAGCACTCCCTGGGAGTCGGGCTGAAATGCCACCTCATCCATTATGACAATACCCTGGAGGCCGCGGATATTGGCGGGTCGGCTGGAAAGGACGCAGATCTGGTAGCCGCTGGCAAAACGGATGCGGTAGGCGTTTATGTACTTGGTATTGCCCTTTTCGTCCTGATCTTCGAAGAGGAACTGCTCGATACTGGAGACGCCCTGGCCCTGGGCCTCGGCGATGACGCGGGCAAACTTGGCGCAGTATCCGATGAATTCCAGGCCCTTTTCTTTGGTATCGCCGATGTAGAACACATTGGCGCCGCCGGCGCTTTTCCGAGAGGCGGCGATGATGGTGGCTTTATGGGCAAAGGCGTAGGTGATGCCGGTCCGGCGCCCCTTGGGAATGGCGATGATGTCGCCTTCGAGGGAGATGGCCTCGATCTGGTGTTTCAGCAGCACGCCGCCTGCCAGGGAGTTCCAGTTGTCTGGAACTTCCCTGGCGCGAACGGGGAGTTCTTCCCATTCGATGATGCGCTGAACGTCTTTTAGGGGGGCAAGGGTAGCCATAGCCATTTACACGACTCCAAGAACTTTCTTCATCCAGAACTCGCGCTGCGACTCGTCCATACCCTGAGCGCGGGCTTCCTCGCCGACCGCCTCGGCCGCATCAACGAGCGCCTGCCTCCTGATCTCCGCCTCCCGCTTCACATTCAGGGTAGTGCTCTGCTCCAGCCGCTGCACGCCCAGGGCAAGGGCCTTCACCTGGTCGATGGTGGCGGCCAGGGTTTCCGGGTCGTCTATGGCCGCGTCCTGGAGCTTGAGTGACAGGTCATAGGCCAGGGTGCGCAGCATCTCGGTGATGAGGAGCCCCAGTTGGCCCTGGGGGGCGGCGCCGAACCTTCCGATCCACATCTCGGCCATCTCCCGGCCCTGGCGGATCTTTGCGCCCACCTCCTCCATCTTGAGGGCGTAACGGTTTACGCTGGACTTGGTGAGCCGGTCGGGGTGGCCTTCGGCCTCCAGTATCTCGTTTATCTTCCTGGTAGCCTCCAGCTGGGTGCAGCGCGGATCGCGCAGCAGTTCCTGGAGCTGCTCCTTGATCTCAAGGGGCAGCATGTCAATGGATGACGGTTGACGTCCCATATTATTCCCCCGGCCGGGGCCGCTTGACTCCCGGTACCACGGCCGCGCCGTTGGCCACGTCAAGCCCGCGGGATGTAAGTGTGGCTACATAAACCGCGCCCTCGAAGACCTCTTTGAGGGTAATCAGCCCCTGTTCCCGCAACCAGGACAGGTGAGTCCTGATGCGGTCGCGGCTGCATTTCTGTCCCACAATCTCCATTCCGTCCTGGAGCATGGAGTCGTTGAGGGTATAGGCCGCGCTGTCCTCCTTCAGCAGTCGAAGGATGACCAGGCGATGGTGCTGATCCTTGAGCTCGCTGTATTCCATTACCTTTTACCTCCCTGATTGATCAGGAATTCATTCATCAGATCAGCGACGCAGCTAATCCCCTCAAGACGGCCCTTAATTTCCATAGTGTTGCCGTGTACGGATTTAATCTGTGCCTCGACCCCAGCACGCATGTTCTCAATGCGTATTTCCAGGCTACTGTGATACGTGCATGACGGCGGGTGCTTGATGTCGCTCTCCAGCCCGGCGAGGCGTTTCTCCGCCTCCTGAAATCTTTTGTTGGTGACCTTCTCCCGGAGGTTCCACCAACCTACGACGCCAAGGATCAGCATGATGCAAGAGTTCCCGACGCCGAACCAGAAGTTGAGGGCTTGATAGTTGATTGCAGGTAGTTGGCTCACGGGGTTCTCCGTTCAAATTCTGTTTGGCAGTTTATACACCTAGTGCACCCGGGTACCGCCCGGCGGCGGGCTTCGGGGATGGGTTCGTCGCAGTCGATGCAAATCCCCCTGTCCCCCTCCTGAATCAGGAGGGGGTGCCCGGCAGGGTGGGGGTGGTTTTTCAGCGCCAAGCTGAGAAAGAATTCATCGTTCGCCTGGGCGCGATCAATCTCGTCACCCACGGATTACCCCTGCGCGGAGCTGACGAACTTCAGGGCAGGGAAACCTTCCTCCCGTGCGGCTTCCAGCGCCTTTGTAATCTTTGCCGGGTCGGTGAGGTCGGAAGTGTTGACTTCGATCAGTTTGCCACCCACCGAGAAAATTAATTTTTCGGCCAGGGTGAGTCCCAAGAGAATGAGTTGTGCGGTTGCGGGGTCCATAGGTGCTCCTTTCGTCGTAAGCGGCTAGCGATTAGCGGATGCTTCCGTCAGTTTCTGTAGATCGAGTAATAGCGTCTTGAATCTGGACATGGCCGCTTCAAAGTCGTCTGGCTTTCCGGTATCGAGGTAGACCAGGAAGGCATCGGACGCGAGGTTATATATGACCTGTGCCTCGGTGTAAACCTTGGCGCCGGTGTCGCAATCCGGCTGCTTCATCACCCCTTGCGTGCACAGATCATCGGCGGTCGTTGCCGCCGCGATAATGCCCTGGCGGGTGCTGAGGAGTGATTTTGCGGCGATGCTCTGCGGGGTCTCGGTGGTCGCGCAGCCGCTGATGAAGACCGTTAACAGGATTACCAGGATGAGCAGGATAGACAGGCGTGCGAACCCGCCTTCTTTGACGGCGGATGCAGGGGGAAGGCTTACCGTGCTCTGAATCAGTGCCGGCGCAACCGGCAGATCCGCGCCGCTCATCAGCTCGGTCTTGCGGGCGCTCCCCTCGCTGGATCCGAAGTAAAATCCGTAGACGTCTTTGACCAGGACGACCAGCGTGCCGATGACTACCAGGATGATGTCACGGGTACCGGAGGGAGGGGGGACGTAGAACAGCAGCACAATGCAGGCGATGAAGCCTAAGAACGTGATGAGTCCGAGCCAGGGTTTGATGTCGCTTTTCATGGTTAAACCTCCGTAAACAGCGGGTTAGTTGAAAGCCGGCACCCAGGGCACGCAGGCGCTGAGGGCGGCGAGGATGACGATTAGGACGACGAGACGCATGGTGTTTCCCTCCAATCAGATTCGAGGGCGGCCACACAGGGCCGCCCCTACAGTTTCCACAAATCCAGAATCCCCGGTTTGTAGACCGTTTGGCCTTTAATCTTCACGGCCGTCAGCTGCTGGTGGCGCGGCGCTTTGTGCGCCAGCCCCAGGTGGACCCAGCCGGTGGGGCCGAATTCGTAGATGACCTGGTCGAACTCGGAGACGATTTCCGGTACGACCCGGCACACCTCGATATGCGGCACGCCGACTACCTCGAAGTCGGCGGCCATGGCAGTGCAATGCGCCGATGTCAGGGAGCCGCCCACGGCCGCATTGACGGTTTTGGAACGGAAGCAGGATGTCACTCGGATCGGCTTCCCGCCGAAGTAGGAACGTATGCGTTCCAGGGTGGAGGCTACCTTTTCGGCGTTGCGGAGGAACTGGGCCGGGAGGGTGTTGTCCAGGCCGAGGCGGAGGCCCGTAGCGGAGCGGGTCAGTTCTTCCAGGGTAAAGTGTTCGGTGATGGGGTGCGACATGCGGGCTCCTGTAATCATGGGGGCGGGATAACCCGCCCCCCTCTTTACGGAGCCTGCCCAGGATCACGGAGACTGGGGTCGTGGGCTCCCTTGGTATTCAGGGTGGAAAAGGGGCGGAGCGACGGGCTTATTCAGCGCTCCGCCATGGGGGTTAATCAATGGCGGGGACAACGTAACAGGGGGAGGACCTAAGAGATAGTAAAGGGCTTTATAAAGTGAGATATGAGTTGATGAGGGAGAGGCCCGAGTTTATCGGCGGATGATGCTGATTTTAAAGGGAGTTGGGCTCTCGGCAGGCGTAAAGGATTTGAGTGGCCAGGAGTGCGGAAAATATTTGAATATTATGTTTATGGTGTATAATTAAAGCGTACTATCGCTTAACGAATGGCCTTTCTGCACCTCAGGCAATAACCTAAGCACTTAACGAAATCGGACCGACGTTTCTGAAACGTACACCGCCCGGCCCTACAATCAAACTATGGTAAAGGTGGCTCACCATGAAAAGATTTGTTCTTATCCTCGCGATCGTCTCAATCTCAGCCGTCGTACATGCGGGGCAACAGACTCAAGAGATTGCAGCGAAACAGCCAACCGAAACCACGATCATCGCGAGAATTCTCTCTCAGGCACAAACTGAAGATATCGCCCTAATGCCTCAGAAAGAAGTCCTGGAACGCCGCGGATGCTGTTCCCATCACAGAGGAGTATGCGGATGCAGTGACGGCAGAGTTCAGTGTTGCGACGGCAGCACGAGCCCATCATGCACTTGCGCTCACTGATAATAGGGGCAGTTACCGCCATATGTATTGCGGTACCGGCTACCGCCGGGCACCTACACCCGGAAAAATACTATCAGGACCAGTGGTGTTCGGCACAAAACGGGGTCCAGGAATACGCCCTTGATGACGGTGCTCGAGTAGACTGCCTCACGGACCAGTATGCCGTGGAGTTCGATTTTGCGCCGAAGTGGGCCGAAGGGATTGGGCAGGCACTCTACTACGCGGAAAAGACCGGTAGACGACCGGGTGTCGCACTGATAATGGAAAATAATTATGACGTCCGTTACCTTTACCGTTTACAGGCAATCTGCGAGAAATACGGCATCACTATCTGGCAAATAACGCCATAGCATGGCTCAAGTTGGGGGACGGAACCCCCTGAGGGGACGTTATCGCTAGGTAATTTTTTCCAAATGGAGGACTTTTTTATGGAAACAAAATTTGAAATCGAGGTAAAGGAGCCAACCGCATCAGATATGCTATGTAAGCCTGTCATTAGTTTCCGGTTAATACAACTCAATATGACCCCTGAATGTATTACAGAAGGGGAAATTGATTTTCAAGCTGACCAGCTCATCGAGAAAGTTGAGAAGTTAAGAAAAACAGCTAAAAAGAAACTAAAAGAAGCAAAGTTAAGACACGACAAATTATTATCAGTGAAGAGAGAAAAAAATTAGGAAATAATAATATGGTCAACTTCCATTTTTTATAGTGAGACACAAAGAGAAGCTCCCAACCATGGCATAGGACTTGGCTGGTAAACCGGCAGGCAATGCCTTACATGTTGTCACAGAATAGGAGGAAAATCCATGGTTGTTGAAGAGGGTCAACTGAAAGGCTCGTTCAAGGGGTTCAAGAATCGGGACACCATTTTCGAGTTTTACGGTGGTCGAAAGTGGGTACAAGCGGAATACAAATACCACTACCACTATGCATACATGCCGAGCGCCAGGGTCATTCAAGATGGGGGTCGTTATTTTTTGACGGTAGAAGGAATGAACGATTCAGTAGAAGTACGAAGGGTATAAATGGGTCTCAGCGAAACCAAGTGGTCGGAGCGAAACCAAGGGTCTACATTATTCAACTGTAGACCTGACCCTCTTTGGTCTCTCACTGGCCCTCTCGATGTTTCTCTGGAAATAAATAAATCAGTTAACTACTTGATAATAAATTAGTTATAAAGGAGATAGTGTGACTAATTATAGTCGTGGCTGGGAGAAATTACACCTCGCGGTTCACACACTGGCTGGTACGGGTACTCAGAAAGAACGGCTTGTAGATGCAGTAGCTTATAACCTTATTCATATCATACCCGATAAGGATCTACCTGAGGAGCTCCATGATGAATTTACTGAATTCAAGCACAAAATTACATCGGTGCCTGCAAAGGGTAATGAGGGCTCGATTCAAGCAACCGTAAATACTCTTGCTGAATCCGATGTCGGCCAATTTGTTAAAGAGATAATCAGTTTTTATGACACTGTTTGTCGTCATCGCGAACCTCATGGGAACTAACTTTGTGTTCATCTAATACGCGACCGCATGGAAGTAAATTGAACCCCCTCAAAGGCCCCCTCCCGTTTGAGGACTCTAGTTTTTTGCCGAGGATATGACCTGAAGGTATAACCTTCGGCACCACCGGTCAAGTCGGTGGTGCCTCAGCCCCGTTACCACAAAGAGAAAAATGCTCAAATATCTGGTAGGATATAAGCCACTTCATGATCTCGTATCCTTTATTTGGAAACGAATACACCGGCTCACCCAAGAGCAAAAGATTCAACTAAAGGCTAGGTGGAAGCCCGTCATAGAAGAAAAGTTGATGGAGTGGCATTACAAGCGCCTAAGCCATGACGTGATTGTGCATGACGTAAAGAAAACCCGTGGGTACCCAAGCAGCCTAACAGGCAAAGGGATTTCACCATGGTTTCGAGTTGGTCTCATGGACACCTATCACGAAGGCGTAATGTTGGGGCTACGGTGGGGGAGAGCCGTCTTGGATCCAACCCTTGAGAAGTGGGTCTTTGCCCATTTAGGTGAGAAAGGGCAGAACTTCATTCTCATCGGGTATGTTCCCTACCATCGAATTGAGTGGATTGATTGGGACGGTGATGAGTTCTATCCCTACCCCCATTTGTACTTGCATTTTGACGGGCCAAAGAAACAGCCTTACGAAAGGCTCGCCTTGTGTGAGAAGAAGGAGCTTGACGGTAAACCTTATTACGTTGAAGTAGCGGATTATGAGGAATCGCGGAGGCTAAGCAAGAAACGGGGAGCAAAATACTTTGCCTAATTAATAAGGTCATGGAGCTTGGAACCCACTCACCGGCCAGCCGTTAATACAACACGGAAACGTCAACAATGCTAACAGCGCTTCTAAAGAACACTAATTCTAAAGTTCTTGCACGCTCTGTGGAGAGGACGGAGGCACCCTTCATCTGTCCGACTTGCATGCGGGAAGTGGTACTGCACAAAGGTAATATCCGCGTTCATCACTTTAAGCACAAACCTCCAGTTACTTGCATCCGGGGGCTCGGTGAAACCGAGCAGCACTTACGGGCAAAACTTGCAATTTATGATGAGCTGTCGGGCGAACCACATGTCACCGAACTCGAAGTTGAAAAAGATTTTGGCTCTTCTTTCGCCGACTTGTATGCCCGAATTAACGGCGTTCCTGTGGCAATTGAGATTCAGAAGAGCAACCTAAGCGTTGCTGACATCACCGCACGAACAAAAAACTACTTCAGGCTGGGGATCAACGTACTTTGGGTTGGTTTATCAAGTCCTGACCTTTTGAGAAAGAAGTATAGCCCTCATGCATGGGAGCGGTGGTGCCACGCTGCCTACTTCGGTCGGGTCTATTATTGGGAAGGAGGCCAGATGTTTCGTGTTGTCCATTTTGGTGAGTACAAAATCTATATTGAAGAGCGATCTTGGTATGAATCCGGAGGATACGAGCAATCTGCTGGCGGCTACGATCGCACGTCGAAGCGATATAAGACACCCATACAAGGAGAGTCAGTCCTCCTCTCTCGCAGCTTCCACCCTGTAAAGAAACGAGGATGGTCAGGCGGTACAGTTGACGTACCTGAATGCAAATTGTACGTAGACACTCAACCAATGTGGTGGAAATAGTTCTAACTAGGTCGATAGACCTGAATGATAAAGCCGTCAACTCAGCGCTCACAATGGAATAATTATTTTCGCGCTAAAACCCTAAATGCGAGTGCTGCCACTGCCGGAACTTGTCCATTGCCAATGGCTTTGAGTCTGTCCACCCGAGCGGCCACCCCATGAGCCACTCTACCCACGTTGGGTTCAGTTGCCCACCAGGTGCCGAATGGTCCCTGAGAGGTTTCGACCGCTTCTCTCTCTGCGCTTGGCCCGCCTCTGTGTCCAGCCGGTATCCGGTTTTCCAGTCCGTCGCTGATGGGGTCGGCAGATACGACCGGGGCTGCCTCGCCCTGCCTTTGTCTGCACCCCTCATATGCACAGCCTTCGTGTTGCTGGCTGTCGGCGTCGGAAGCATGTGGACCGCAGTCGCAAGGCTGATCCCTGTGGCACTCCTGCCCACCTTGGCAAAGTCCGGACCTGCCGCCGTAGCTTTCGGTGTCGGCCACATCACCCTTGCAACCCTTGACGGCAAATCGTCGTCGCATGCTGGACGCCTTCCCATTGGTTGGCTCACCCCTTTGTAATCCGATGCATTTGGCGTAGGCCACTTCGCCGGAGTGTTCACCATTTGTGGCAAGCTCTGCCCTGTCATATTCTCCGTTATCGTGCCCCCGCGTGCCCCATCCGTTGCAGAGAGTGTGGCCCACAATCCAGATGCGTTCGCGTCTATGAGGTGCGCCGGAATGGACAGCTCCCAGCACTCCCCATTCCGCATCGTACCCCAGCGTGGCCAGGTCTCCGAGAACTCGTCCAAGCCCTCGAACAGTGAGCGCTGGGCTGTTCTCCACGTACACGAATCGCGGTCGAACCACGCCAACGATACGGGCCATTTCCGACCAGAGGCCCGAACGTTCGCCGTCAATACCAGTTCCGGCTCCCGCAACGCTGATGTCCTGACAGGGAAACCCGCCAGATACCACGTCAACAACACCTCTCCATGATCGTCCGTCAAAGGTTCGCACGTCATCCCAGACCGGGAACGGCGGCAGAACGCCGTCATTTTGTCGCTGGCAGAGTACAGCAGCGGCGTAGCAGTCGTATTCGACAGCACAGACCGTCCGCCATCCGAGGATATGCCCACCGAGTATTCCCCCACCAGCGCCTGCGAAAAGTGCCAACTCATTCAACCTAACCCCCATGGCCTGACGGCCAAGCGCGAAATAATCTAACCAGCGGCAGCAGCACCCGAAAGGCCGCTGCTGTTATTCCACCCCCGGCAACACCGGCTGAGTCCGTTGCTTGTGCGCCTTCCGGATACGCCGGACGGCGGCGTAAAACGCCTGTTCCGTATGCAGTTTATACTTTCCTATCAATAAGAACTTCGACCGGTACGAACCGTCCCACTCCCGCCACAGGGCATAGTCCCGGCGGGTAATATCGTATTTCTTGCCGCAGGAGATATACATCAACTCACCCGCCCAGTCGGCCCGTAGCAACTCCAGCAGTTCCGCGCCCAGACCCGCGGCCCGGTCCGGATCGTCCACCCCGAGTATTTCGGAAAAGCGCCGCGCCATAGCCGCCAGTTGTCCAAGGGTCAGGGCGTTCGAGGTGGCTTCCTCATGTCGAGGCGCGGATTCGGTCTCGAACAGGTCGTCCTGCTTCTCCCCGGAATCGTCACGCCGCTTGCGGATGTAGAGCATGCGGCCGCTCCACTCGCTGCGGAGGTATTCGGTGAGCCTGAACGCGGACTCGTCCGCCCTGGCCGGGTCATACCCCGCCGCCTGGAGTCGCGCGGAAAGCTTCTGCCAGGCATCTTCCAATAGTGACGGATATGCTTCCATGTATTCCGGTTTCATCGATTTTCCCCGCTGAGGTCCCATCCCTCACGCTGCGCCTGCTTGCGCAGGGCAGTGATGATTTTGTAGAGGTCGGCATCCTGCACCCACTCGACCTTTTCAACCTTACAGATGTTCCGGGCCAGGGCGTCCGCATAAGCCCAGGGCTTGCCACCGACGGTGAGGAGCGCCTCAATCTTCTTCAGCTGCTCTGCCCGGGAGGTGGGACTATCCATGTTCTTCGGGCGCTTCGGGTAGGAACGCTGGGGACGTCCCCCGCACAGATGATCCAGCACGGCACGGCGGCCCTTCGCGTCCAAGTCCGCGGCCGAGGTGACGCCGGCTACGTTGTGCAGCATGCAGCGGTAATCGTCGTTGGACATGCCCTTTTCAGTTTTGGCGATGTGGATCTTGGCGAGCGCCGACCGGCGGCAGTCTTCGGGAGTGTCTTGTTTTTTATTCCATTTTTTATTCCGCGTTGAAGCCATGTTTAATCACCCCTTCCTCGTGGTCTTCGTCACTGATTACCGGTTTCGGCAGCTCACCAGCGGACGGGCCAGCTCGCCGTGCCCGGCAAGGAACGCCGTGAACTCGCGGCCGGCTGCCTCTTCCATGGCCGCCTCCAGGTGCATTATCGTGTGACAAGAAGTGCAAGTGATTTTCATCCGACCACCTTGACGAGCTCGATGTTCTGAAACGTCTTCTGGTAATGCCTGCGGATCGCGGTGACGCTGGGCCAGATTAGATCGTAATAGTGGAGCTTCTCATCAACATCATAAGCGAATAGCTTCTGTATCCGTTTCGGCCATTTCTTAAACTCGGCGCGACGTTTCGCGGAATGCATAAACCTGTTCGCCGGGCGGAGGTACTTCTGCTCTTGGTACTCTTCTTTGCCCGAAATCCAGGCTCCTTTCCACTGGCCGTCGATATACGTCACGATTCCGAGGCGGTTCTTGGTGACAAGCCCCCGCTGAAAGTACACTTCTCTTCCATCGACCTGGAGCACAGCATGGCCGTACGTTCCGCTAAGTGCCTTCTCGACCGTTTCCCAGTCCTCTTTCGTCATCGCCCGCCCCTTTCACTCTTCACACTTCACTCTTCGGATTCACCCTTCGCAGTTCAACCGGTTCCGGCCACGGCTGTGGCTTCCCCGGCATAATCTTCTTATCAATGTCCACAAAGTCT